TGGTGTAACGAAGTATGAAATTGCTTCTGACAACACCAATGCCATTTTCCAGTACAGCATCGTTATCCCGCTTGCTGCGGGCGTGATTGACCAAGCTGGAGACACCGCAGGCGGCACAACCGCTGCTCTGGGTGTTTTGGTAGGTGTAGAATATGTCGACTCGACTTCGAAGAAGACTGTATTTAGCAACTATTGGCCCGGATCAAACAACGTAAGCGTTGACACGAATTTTCCTGTCAAAGCTTTGGTTGCAGACAATCCGATGCAAACTTTCCAAGTCGCAAGCGACGCATCACTGACTGACCGTGCTACAGCACTGGCCGGTGTATTCGCGAACGCAAGCCTTGGTACGTCTGCTCGTACGGGCTCTACTAACACGGGTCGTTCAAACTCGGCTTTGAGTGTTTCATCTATCGCTACAACTGCTACCCTGCCGTTGAAGATCATGGGTCTCGTCGACGACGACGCGAACAGTGACTTCACCGCAGCAGGTATTGGTTTGATTGTACGCATAAATGCACACTACAATTCGCCAAACGCTCGATTCGATTCACAAACCACTGCCACTACAACTGGCATCTAAGGTAGGAGAACTTCAATGCCTATTACTCGCGCACAATTAGCGAAAGAGCTTGAACCTGGCCTTAATGCTTTGTTCGGGCTTGAGTATGATCGTTACGATCAAGAGCACGCAGAAATCTTTGACGAAGAAACTTCAGACCGAGCGTTTGAAGAAGAAGTCATGCTTTCTGGCTTCGGTACTGCCCCTGTGAAATCAGAAGGCAGCGCAATCTCGTTCGATGACGCGCAGGAAACTTACACTGCACGCTATACGCACGAGACAATCGCGCTCGCTTTTTCGATCACCGAGGAAGCGATTGAAGACAATTTGTACGACCGGTTGGCAGCGCGTTACACGCGTGCGCTGGCTCGTTCAATGTCTCAAACCAAGCAGATTCGTGCTGCTACCGTTTTGAACCAAGCATTTAGCACAGCCTCACCCATAGGTGACGGTGCTGCGCTTTGTTCGGCGGCTCACCCCTCAATCTCTGGTAACCAGACAAACCTTTTAGCTACTGCAGCGGATCTCAATGAGACTTCGCTAGAGCAAATGCTGATTGACATTGCTGGTTTGACAGACGAAAGAGGTCTGAAGATTGCTGTTCGTGGTATGAAATTGATCATACCGAAAGAACTGCAATTCATTGCAGAAAGAGTTTTGAACTCAAATCTGCGACCGGGAACGGCTGATAACGATATCAATGCCAATAAGTCTATGGGTATGCTTCCAGAAGGGGCGGTTGTAAACCACTTCTTGACGGATACGGACGCGTTTTTCATCAAGACAGACGCCCCAAATGGCTTCAAGTTGTTCCAAAGAACTCCCATCAAGACAGCGATGGAAGGCGATTTCGACACAGGAAACATGCGCTTCAAAGCTCGCGAAAGATACTCTTTCGGCGTCAGCGATTGGCGTGCTGTGTTCGGGACACCCGGCGCATAAGCAGAGCTTTCTGCTTGGGAAGGGCGACAATGTCGCCCTTTCTTTTTGCCTGTTTCTTGGTTATCTTTCTCCTATCCTGACAGGTGCATCCCGTGCCTGACACCAGCCACGACAGGAGATGACAATGGCTAATACTACTTTCTCGGGTGCAGTCCGCTCTGAAAGCACTTTCAAGACTGTAAGCAAAAATTCCACTACTGGCGCGATCACTGAAGTTGCAACTATTGGTGACGGTCCCGTAAGTCTTTCTGATGGAAATGTTACGCTCACTAATGCAACTCATAGCGGAAGGATTCTTCTTGTTCCTGATGGTGGGCAAGATAATACTTATACGCTTCCGGCTCCTATTGCTGGATCTATTTTTAGGTTTGTCTACGCTGGTGGCGCTGCTGATGCCACTGATGCGCTTATCGTTACTCCCGGCAACACTAATTTTTATATTGGTGGTGTTACTTTCCTAGATACAGACGGCAACGAAGTAAGCTCCGTATTTTCCGATGGTAACTCCAACAGCAGCATTCAATTGAACGTGCCTGCTGGCTTTGATGTGACAATCATTGGTCTGAACACTACCAACTACCAAATCTTCGGTAATGTAACGAGCACAACTGCCCCCGCATTTGCTGACCAATAGTAGGAGTTAGTTATGGCTGATGCAGTAACGTCGCAAACATTAGTCGATGGTCCGAAGTTTGCCGTACTAAAACTGACCAACATTTCAGACGGTACGGGCGAGTCGGCGGTCACAAAA